AGCACTACTGCTTCGCCTGGACCTACAGCTTCGCACTCGTCTCCGAATTGAGCGGCCACTGTACCGTCAAAAAGAGCTACCCAAAGAGTATGGGTGTTGTCGAGGTTCTTGCACTTGATTAGCTGCGGAGTTTTGTCGGGCGCTGCGTAGTTTGCGGCAGCGGTATGCACTACAGTGTGGGTTACTGCTACGTTAGCCATTCTTTACAACCTTTAGATCGCCGGACTCTTCGTCACGGAAGGTAAACCGAAGCTTACCGGAGCTAAGATGCTTCATTCCTGTAGCAAGCAGGTCCTGATTGACGCCAGCCTCTTCGGCTTTCTTTGCGTCCTTCTCGGCCTGTGCTTTTGCTACTTGATCGTCGTACAACTTCTGCACATCGACGTTCGCTTGGTCCATCATGTGCAGCTTATCTAGAACAGAACTGTCCATGTTCCACACCTGTAGAACGACTCGCTCTCGTCCATCTTGTGTGCGCTCTACGATTTGATACGGAGCGTCTACAATCCCGCTTGCTCGACTAGGATCTAGGTACTGAACTCGAAGATTGGGCCAGCGATATTGGATTTCTTCTACAACTCCTAGCATATCGCGCTCAAAGGCTTGGCCTGCAATAATGACATATTGTTCTAGATTTAGATTTTGCATAGTCCTAAATGAAAAGAGGGAGAGTCCGTGGGGCCATAACCTCCCACGGACTCTCCCTCGATCGGAGGGCTGGAGCCCTATTAAATTGTAAGGTTTGTTACGCCTCGGTGATACCGGTCATTACTGCGTGACCGTTACGCCGGTAGGTCGAAACGTTCCAGTAACGCTTCATCATGACGTCGTAGGCATCGTAGCCGCCGACCCACTTGAAGATGCTACCGTCCCGGTCGTCGAAGTGCCAATCCTTCGTCTGCCGGATCGTAAGGTCCTTCTCGGTGAGGAAATACATTGTCGAAGCCGGGCAATCAGGATCTTCCACGACGGGAATCTCGGTACCGTAGTTGAACGGTAGACCGGTGTAACCGCCATCGAAGGTCTGAGTGTTGACGAACTGGCGATCCTGACGAAGCAGGTTGAAGTATGCACGACGCACGCCAAGCGAAGTGAAGATCGCGGAGATCTTCCCACCGTTTACACGAACTTCGTCACACCGCTTAATCATCGCCTCTTCGGTAAGAGAGCCACCAAGAGCGACCGAAACGGCCGCCCACTTTGGCTCGGAAGAGGGGTTGATATCGTGAAGAATACCAGTCGAAGCAACGATCTTGGCAAGACCGTTTGGCTCACGCTGCGTACCAGACGAGTAGTTACCTGCCCGGTAAATACCGTCGGTCGTAGCGGTAGCTACGGTTGCACCGTCGAAAGTAACTACGCCAGTGGTGTAGTTAATTGCGGTGATAGTACGGCCCGTTGCAACGGCAGCACCCGTCGAACGGGTGAGAATGTCAATTACTTGACCAACCTCAAGCCAGTAAGTACCAGAAGCACCTACAGTTACGGTGTTTGCAGCAGGCGAGGTGGCTGCGGAAACTGCGGCGAGAAGGCCAGTGCCATCACCGTAGAGGATCCGCTGCTGATCCTTAAGAAGCGAAGTCTTAAGCGACTCCATCTCAAGATCGGCTGCCTGAGCAAAAGCCTGCGGGTTCTTTGCGGTCTGATCGAAAATCTGACCGTTGAACCGAGCGCGGCCATAACCGTGGAAAAGGGTGACCTTTGCCTGGTTGTACTTTGCCGCACCGGGATCGCCAAGAGCCTCGCCCTCAGCACGGTACGAAATACCCTGGTTACGGCCTACGATTACGGGGAAGTAAACGTACTTACCACCAGTGGTATCAACTACACCCTCGGAGGACTTTTCAATCCGCTTACCGAGGATCATCTCATCCTGAAGCTGCGAAGGAATCTTCGTCTCGTAGACTTCCTTGAGCAGCGACGAGATGGACGTAAGAGTTACGTTTGCCATCTTAATTACTCCCTAGACATTTCTGAGAGCATCTTCGTAAGGTAGTCCTTAGTGTCCTTAGAAGATGCGTTTGCCAAATCCGGTTTGTTTACAGGAGGAAGCCCGGATCCACTCAATACCTTTGGTGCAGGTGCCTTAGCGCGCTGATTGACAACATTCTGCACGAGTTGGTGAAATTCTTGAACAGCCTCTTCTGGATCTGCCCCGGCAGCAATTGCACGCAGTACCCAAGTGCGATCATACTCGCCGTACTGCTGCTTTAGCTCTTCCATAGTGGTTTCCAGCATTTCCCGTTCATAGGCTTCCTGCGACATGGTTTCCTGATTCTGGATCCATGACGCCATAGCAGCGATGTACTTCTCATATTCTGCAAGTCGCTGCTCTGTCGGGTCTGGCTCTTCGGAGCTTCCCATTTCTTCGGCAATAGCTCTAGCTTCTTGCTTGCCATAGCCTTGGTTTACCAGATAATCATAAATTACCTGGGGTTGGTTTAGTAGAGTATCGTAGAGACGACGGCTGTTTGTAAGGGTTTCGTAATCGCCTAGTTCGCGATAGCCCTTTAGCTCGCCTTGCACCTTCTGAGCATACTTTGTAAAGTTACTATCCCACTGTGGGAGATAGTTCTGCAGTACGGGTCGATGCTCTTCAGGAACGGTCTCTAGGAAACTCTTGGCGTAACCGCTGAGTCGCGGTTCAGAAGTTTCTTGAGCTGGCTCGGACGAATACTCATAACCGTCCGAGCTTTCATAGCCTTCTGATTCGCCTAGTTCATTTTCCATATTGGATCTTAGACCTCGTTTTGGTATTGGCTATCCTGATCGCTTTTGCCTCGTCCCCAGTTTCCTTAAGGATTGCGTTAGCGATTGATGCCCAACGGGATGGATTCTGTACGTCTTTTTTAAAACGTTTTGCGTCGCCAGAATTCCACGGCATTACTGCTGAGGTCCTCCTTGTGGCGGTGTGCCTCCGCTAACTTGTAGCAGAGTTGCCAGCCTCCAAAGTTCAGTTTCGTAATTCGGATCAATCGCGCCTGGGTTCATCGGATCTGTCATCTCTTGAACCTGCGGTTGTAGACCGAAACTCATAACTAGGAACTTGAGGTGGATGTAATTGTGCAGGCGGAACAAGTACTTAACTTGTTCGTCCGCATTCTCCCACTCTTCACGCTTCATCTGATCTGTATGTTCAGCCAGGTGAGCCAGGTGGTCGTGCCAAACTTCTACAGGAGCAAATACCCCCTGCATAAGTTTTAGATTCTCTCGTTGCGCTTGACGCGCGTCTGCTTGTAGTTCTTCGTACAAGCGACCGAGTTCAGGCATATCGAGATAGGCTAGACCCTTGTGAGCGGGAATTACACCCATTTTCATTAGCTCCATCAGCTCTGCCTTCTTAGCAGCTCGGCTGACAGGGATTGCTGATCCGGGAACTACACGGAAGTCTGTGTTTCCTCGGAGATCTGCGCCAGAAAGAAGAAACGCTTCAAAGTTTTCGTTCTTTCCTACAACTTGAATGGTTCGCTGTGCGTCCCAATACTGAACAACCAGCGAAAGGAGTTGGCGTCCCACCTCTTGATAGCTACGCTCCTTAGAGCGAATAGCTGGAACAAGAGCGGAATCGTCGCGTTCTTGTAGGTACGCGATTGCCGTGGCCGCTTCTACGCGGCCTGGAACGGTGCCCTTGCTCACTTCGTTCTGCGAAGCGATCTCGTTCATCTCTTCCCGTACGCGCTGGATATTGTCCAGCACATAGCTGGGAAGGGGAGAAAGCTGTGTTTGCTGAGGCCGCGAAGCTCCAGGGATCACCTGAATAATTGCACCTGGCTCGCTCGTCATCTGACGAACGTCTACGGTGCCCTTCTCTACAACCCATTGTGGCTTGGTCATTAGGTTGACCGACTCCACAATCTTAGACCGCTGCTTGTTGTATTCCTTCTGTAGCGGAATAAGATCGTCGATGAAGCACGATCCGTAGAAGCGGTTGGTTGGAGTATGAATCCGAGGGATAAAGGGGAAGTGGCCGTGAGCGTAGGGCCACGGGGAAATCGAGTCTCCGAGAAGCTTGCCCTGCGCTACGGCGCATAGTGCGCCGTCAGGGAACGAAGCGCACGGAGCGATCCAAACTTCCTTAACAAGGATGCCCTTCTTTGTTGCATTCTTGTCGGTGATGCCCATTGCGTTGAACAGGCGCTCTTCAAGAAGATCGGTTCCGGCTTTATCTTCCGGCTTCATCTCGATACCGTAAGTCGAGTAGACCCAATCGGGACTCTTGACCGCTGCGTGCATTACCCACGGCTGCTTGTTAAGTCGGGGTTCATCAAGCGCAGGAACAAAAAGATGGAAGGGGGAGATCGGCTCTACGCAGATCTTTCCCATCATCCCCGTTGCTGGATCTACTTCCTCGGAGTAATACACTTTAAGGTAGCCGTTACCCGTAAGGATGCACCAGAGGTCTGCGATCTCTTCCTGTACGTCGAGTTCTGTAGACTCAATAAGGTAAGAGTGCAGGCTTTCTGCTGCGCGTGCAGCAGCCTGGTCCGCACCGTCACTCGTGGATGGCATGACATATCCACGAGGAGCGTTGTTCGATAGTCGGGCCAGCTCCCGTCGAACATAAGACCGTAGGAGGTTGATAGTGAGTCGAACTCTCCACGGTGGTGCCGAAGGCTCAACCAACTTAGCGTTGGCGAACGAACCAGACTGCGCCCAGGTCACCCATTGCTTCCCAAGGTAGAAAGCAATGTTGGTGTACCACTGGCGTTCAAATGAAGTTCGTGCAGTCTTTGCCTGATCGAACTCCGTGTTTACCCAGGAAACGATCTCCTGGGGAGATGACTCCATCGAGATCATTCGTCATCTCCTTCTAGGGACTTGAGGAAGGCAGCGAGATCAACTAGGATCTCGCCACCTTCCTCATGCAGCGCGTCAGGATCGCTAAAGTCAATCTCCTGAGGAGTTAAGATTGACATGGATCGTTCCGCAGCCGCGAACTCGGACCAACTGTGGCTAGATAGCCGGTTTAGCAGGCTTTGCTGGTGGTCTAGCTGAGTCTTTAGAATTTCCTCCAACGACATCAGACAGCTCTGCAATGCGCTGCTCAAGTTGTTTAGTGACGCTCGCGAGATTTTCCACGTTAGCAAAATAAACGCGGTGATAAGCGAGTTCACCGACAAGACTGTCAAGGCTAGGGGCCAAGTCACTGATTTTATTCCTTAGCTCTTTGGAAGTATCCTGAGAATAACCCAAGTGCTTTGCAATCTCATCGAAGATCTTCCCTGCGATCAGGATAGATCCGCGCTTGGCGTCCTTGGTGTAGAGGCGAACGTACCACTCGTCCTCCACGATGCCGGACAGACTGCAGGCAGCGGGCTGCTTCTGAGGTACGGTTTCACGCTCGTACTGGCTCATAGAGCCAGTTAGCGACAGCTATCTTAACTTGTCAAGGGGAGATAGGATATTGCCACTACCAGTCCGAGCCAAGCTCGTTATCATAGACGTGGTGCAAATTAGACTGTCTCCATTGGTAATCTGGAACGTAATTATCTACAGGAACTGCAACGCTTGCCCCGGTAAGGGGGAGGTTAAACACCGGCTGAGCTACAGTAATCGTGCTGAGATCGTCGAACGGCCGCGACATTACTCCGTAGCGCAGAGCGTCCATCGCGTGGTCATCCTTCTTCTTTGGACGAGCTTTAGGATCTTTCCGCGTACTAGTCTTGCGACTCGTGTACTCGTCCCACCGATACGACTTAATCTCTTTCTTGAGATGTGTGCAGCGGTCCGAAATGTAGAGACGGTTTGAGTTGAACCATTCGTTGATACGATTGATTCCTACACCCATCTCATTGTTTCCGGGCTGAATGAAAATTCCGTGGTTCGCGTACTCTGTCTGAACCGACTGACCGTTAACCGCGTTGCGGTTAACAATCGAGGGATCTCCTACACGGTACGTGGGCTCAAGTCCGAGGGCGCCTTCAATCTCGCGTACGATGCGCGCGTGGTCAGAAACGAGCATGTCCGTAGCGTAATGTTCGGCTAC